GTAATATCGCCGCTATATATCTCATGATCGTCGTTAAACTCTTTTAGCTTTTCGTTAATTGCTTTAAGGGCGTGCTTATCAAGCTTTACATCAACGCTTGGATAGCGGGGGCTATATATGTCAGAACCAAAAACCTTAGCGCCCTCTTTAGGGTCTATTAACCCCTTATCTGCAAGTAAAGTTATATCGCCAAAACCCTTAATAGGATTTTCTTTTTTCGTAATAGCTAAGGAAGGGACAGGTATGCCGCCCATACGCTCAGCGTGTAATAAATTTTCACTGCTAAGGTTGTGCTGAGCTATTAAGCTTTTAATTTGATTGAAGCCACTGCCACTACTAGCACCTGTTATATTTGCGCCGTACTTAACAAAAGCTCCCTCGGGGGTAATCCCTTCGGCTGCGGCAATGCGTGTTAGCACCGAAGCTTGCACGCTGGCATAAATTTTATTTACATCGCTAGAGTGGCGACCTAAATCATCTAATTGATTTTGAATATGGTTTTGGACTTCTTCTTGGGATTGCTTGAAAGCATCAATTTGCGCTTGATCTTTCACACCTTCTAACGCTAGCGCTTTCAAACTCTCCGTATGCTCTTCGTAAAATTTTTGAGCGTCGGCATACGTCATACCGTCGGGGTCAGTCTTTAAATGCTGGAGAATTTCTTTATCGAGCTCACCGCCAGCAATATGAGTCAGATAGTCTTCCGTAGGAATACGCACATAGCCATCCGTTTGAATGGCCTCATTCATCTGACTAGCAACATCAGGCATTAGGCTGCGCACTTCATCAGGAGTAACCCCCGCTTTTTCCAAGCCTTGTGCAAAACTCTTGCCTTCGATATAAACCCCGTCTAGCTTGCCGTCTTCGGTAACGGATTGGACAAAGTTTTTAAAACCTTCAGGATCGCGCTCACGCCATTTTGAAGTTGCCGATAATTGGCCAATAGTGCTGAGTGTTTGAAAATCTTGTTCTGCTACCTTCATTTTGGTAGCGTCATGTAACCAACCACCTTCGGTACGACCAGCACCATGTAGGGAGAAAACACTATTGAGCAGTACATTAAATACACGATCCTCTAAGCCTGGGGTATTGTTTCCTTGGAGTACGTCTTTAACCGTGTCGAAAGCCTCCATAGGATTACCATGTAATGCGCCCATGGCCGTATTTACGCCGATACCACGTAGCACGCCTTGCAGTATGGTGCTATCCGGTAGAACCTTACCGGCTGCGCCAAATATAGCGCCAGTACCTGCGCCACCTATTAGCGCCTCTTTTTCTAACTTAGCAGCATCGCCCGCATTATTGGTATCAAGTAGTGCATGCCCAGCTTGCTCAAGACCTGAAGCGATAGATAATGTAGCCGCTTGCCCGATAACGTTTTTAGATAAGCTTTTAAGGAATGATTCACCGGCAACACGCTCAGTAATCGACGCTAAAGGTGTAAGGCCGGTGAGCGCATTAGCGCCCTTAACAGGCCCCGCTAAGAACCCAGCCAATTGGCCAAGAGCCCCCGAGGTACTCTCTTGCCAAGAATGGGCGCTTGTCGGATCGGTCGGAGCGACTAAACCGAATGTAGCGGAATCGATCAACTTCTCAGCTGCAATATCAGGTATTCGAGAGCCGCCCCCAATAGCTTTGCGTGAGGCCTCCCATGAGGCATCGTCACCTACAACCCCAGCACGTCTTGAGGCAATGATCGCATTGGCTTCGGCCGAGCGTTGGGCGATTCTGTCTTCCTCAACAGTAGGCTGACCAAATACACCACGCCACCAATTACTTAGGCGATCGCGCATCCCTGGAGTATCGTCAGGCGCATCCCATTTTTGAAAAGTGGGGGCGTTACGAAGGCCCCGCTCTAAACCTGAAGCATTAGGTAAATCGTCGTGAATGATGTTGGCCGTGTTTTGATTAACTAGGTTCTGAGCCAGTGTAGGGGACGTTTGCACCAAGCTTGAGGGGTTAGCCTGCTGAACTTTTAATTGACGCTCAGGATCCTCAGGATAGGCCATTACTGATTGCGTTGGGATACCTAAGGTCTTACCAACGGCTTGGGCGCGTGCCGCTTTATCAGGATCTACGCCTGTAGCGGAATAAATGCTAGTACCTACTTGGGCAGTATGTTTATCGAGATAATTTTGAGTGGCCGCTTCCCACGCATCCGGCGAGGTCAGATCATCAATTTTGGCCATGCAATCTCCAGTAGTAATTTAGAACGTCTTGATTGGTTGGGTTAGCGTTGCCGCGCTTGATAAGGGCATTACGAATTCCCTCTTTCGCATCTTTAGGCAAGCTGCTGTAATCCATCTTGACTAATTGTTTCGAGCCACTTCCGGTATCAAAGCCTATAAAGGAAGTTCTGAATTCCACATTAGTGGACATAAGGCGATCTAATGATTTACCAATTTGATCGTCATTAAATTTATGTCCTGCGGCAGTTTGATCCTGTATAACCCATTCTTTTGCAAATTGCTGTAATCCACCTAGACGCGCTTTGTCGTCAGGATTTTTCATTCTTGAAGGGTCGATACCAACTTGAACCAAGCGAGATTTAAGAGCACCGTTAAACACTCCCTCAGATACACTACCTGGGTCGGTACGTGACGACACGATGCCCTTCTTATTGTTATCACGTTGCGTATTCCAGTACTTCCAGTCTTTATCTGATAGCTTGCCGTGCATGCCCAAGAAGTCTGCATCATCCATTTTGGTAATGTCATTTGCACTGCCGTCCCCAAAATGACTTTGAACCGTTTGCAAGGTTGCTAAATCCGTGTGATTTGCTTCTCTGCGAGAGAACCCATCTAATGCGGCCAATTGGCCTTTACGCTCAAGAGCGGCGTAAAGTGTTGGCGGCAGATCCGTCATGGTCATGCCAGGGTTTTTAATAAAAAAGTCTTGCGCTTGACCTACAACGTTTGCCGTATTCTGGTTATCCGCTTCACGGGCGCGAGAATTTAAATGGCTAATCCGTGATTCAATTTGCTCACGTTCAGCACCACTGATTTTTCCAGCCTCAAAGTCTTTACGAATTTGAGCAAACTGTGCGTTCTCGCCTTTCTTGCCATCCATCAAGCTATCGGAATAGCTCAGTACAGTATCTTGCACCGCACCGGCTTTTAATACGGATTGAATTTTGTCGCGTTGCTCTAAAGGGATACTGTCTTTAACCGCATCAAAATAACCTTGAGCCATTTGAATAGTTGCGCCGTTAGCGTTCTTAGCTCCCCTACCAATACCATCTACCATGTGAGAGATCACGCTCACATAGGTTTTCCCCATTTGCTCTTTAATAAATTCAGCGCGCAAATCAGGATCGCGGATACCTTGCAAATCAGCAAGGCTATTCGCTTCTGCATTAACTGTTCGCAGATTTAACTCATAAGGGCTGCTTGCCTCATTCGCTTTAGTGTCATAGTTAAGCCCTGGTTTATCCGCTACAGGATTAAATGACAGCGCCGCACTATCTGCTGCTGCTTTAATGCGAGTAGCCCCTGCTGCTTGTTGATACACCCCAACTTGCTGAGCGTTATGCTGAGTAATCTGCGCAAGTGCGGATTGAACCCTTAGGTTGGTGGAGGTCTGAGCTAGACCACTTGCCTGACCTGATAAGTTTTGAGATTGATTGGGCGCAAGATTTTGAAGAGATTTAACAGTGTCTTGATACGTATCTACAGCGTTCTTGCCTTTTTGATTTAGGTACCCTGAGGTTGGGTTGTCAGGAGTACCGTAAAGAATCCCCTGAATTGATCCGATCAATTGAGCATCGGCTTCGGTTGCAGCGGCTTGATGCACACCATTACCAAAGGCTTGAACCGCATTACCTAAGCGCACTTGTTGCTCAGGGCCAATGCTCGCACCCAATAACATTCGATTAGGAGTTTGCTGTCTTACTGTTGGAAGTTCTTGTAAGCCTACAGTGGGGCTATCATATTCAGGGACTTTTGGCATGATCTATTTAATTTGTTTGTACCAGTTAGAAGCGACTATGCCTGCTCCACCAAGTAACGAAGTAGCTGCAGCCATTCGAGGATTGATTGCATTTGCCGTAGCGGAATCCGCTGCGGCTTCTGAGGTGTAATTTTGACCTTGTGTTTTATACCCCCACACTTGATTAGCGGTATTGTTTTGAATCGTGAGCGCATCCCTCTCACCCATGTACTTGGTACTAGCTAAAACTTCATTAGCGGAGCCCGATCCCAAATCAACGCCATTTGCGCCGAGGGTAGCCCTTTGAGTGCCAAACAGTTGAGCAGTTCTTAACTCCGAATCGTTTAATTGTTGATCGCCAACTTGTTGGGCTACATTGGCTTGATAATTGGCCAATGTAGCGTTGTTTGTAGCTACTGAAGATTCATAATTAAGTACAGATTTTTGAGCGTTTCCAAGGTTGTAAGACCCAAAAGCAGAAGCGCCGACGCCAAAAGCTTGTAGCCCTAAACCTACATTTCCAATGCCAGAAGCGCTTATGCACATAGAATCAACCTCCCATTTCCATTTCTAAAGTAATTGCCGCTATATCTAAAGGCAAAGGATCGGTTTGCTGAATACAAACTTGGCCGTTTACGCCCGATACCGGATTGAGCACTACTTCAATAACATCGTTAATTAAATTCGGTGGCGATCCATAGCTCTCAGTGGTTCGCTGAGCGTAAGTAACCAAATTGTTAAAGTCAGGGCCCACGTGAATTCCGCTTGAACGATACACGCGAAGCCATACTTTATTCACGTTCTTTTGATTGCCATGCCCTGCCGCAGGATCCGAAGAGATAATTGCAGGCAACGTTTGCAATTGCGCTGTAATGGGTAGCCCTATTGTTACTTTGATTGCGGGCTGGTCTAAGGTGATGGAGCCACCCGTTACCACTCTTGGGTTCATCACTGCGCCATCAGCCAAAATATTGACTGTTTGACCTTCTAACCAAGTCAAGCCGGAAATTGTGGTTACTGGACTACCGGTGTTGTAGGTAGTTCCTGCATCAACGTAAAACGCATCGGCTGGAGTAGCGTAGAGGCGAGTATGCAAGCGCTCAACGTAGCGTACCGTAGAGCCGTTTATAACGCGATTAACGATCACATAGAGCATATCCTCATTGTTCTCAGTAACAACGCAGCACGACTCGAATACGCCGCTTGCAGCCGTATCATGATGGTGCCAAGCAGCTAATTGTTGCTCGGGGACATACGTCATACCGAGCAGAGACCCACTTGAAGAAATCGCCCACAAAATCGGTACCGGCCCGCGGGAGTACGCCATATCTAAAATCGTGTTGTAGTCGAATAGGTGCGGAGCCATCAAGCAAATATCGCTTGAAGTGTACCCACTGACTTGCCAGCTATAGGATACTTCGCGAATGTGGCCACCACGAGCGGCGGCGTACAAAATTAGATTGTTTACTACCTGAGGCGTAACGTTATTAGCGCCAACATAAGACTGAGGCGTAACACTGACGTTTGAAGGTGTTAAAACTTGATTGCCAGGAGCTGCTACCAACCACTCACAACTTGCTGTAAATAGCAGCATTTGAGCTGAAGGAACAATATGGCGGATCGCACTGGCCTCACGGGCGGCAATACGAAGTGATACTCTATTATCGGCCTGCACCGGAAGCGTATAGCTCATGTCCGATTCAGTACCACTGCGAGTAGCCCAAAAGTTTTGAGGGCCGTTACCCGTTCCGGCAAAGCAGCGACGTTGCTGAAAATAACTTACTGCAGCGGGGTAATTGCCCGCGCTATTGAAAGCCGCATTGGTATCTGGGATAGGAGGTGTTTTAGATACATCCGGCGTGATGTACGTGTCGATAAAACTACCGCTAGCCGATTGGCCAATATAACCGTATAGGCCGTTGATAAGCTCGTAAACGTAATAGCGAATATTGGTACCCGCTGTGCTGGGATCTGTCCAAGTAATAGTGTTGGTGTGCCCCGCTACAGTTAAATCGTTGCTACAAGTTGCTACGCCTGATGCTACAGATTCTTGTAAGTTGCTGGCCAGTACCGTTGTGACGACATAGCTTTGTGTTACAGGTGTGCCGCCTGTGCCCGTAGCCGTTGCAGCAATAGTGGTAATTGGGTTTGCAGGGGGTGTAAATACTGGTGTGCTTAATACCCAATTTGTAGCACCGTAGCGTTTGAGCTCTTGAGGCGGGTAATTGGGGTGCACTAAGGTCATTACATCGGCAGACTGGATGTAATGAATATCAAATAGATCGGCCGCTGCGTAAGAGTTAGCTACTTCATAAGGCAGACCTGTACTTGGGTCTAAAAGTGTTGCGCCGTTAGTGTGGAAACGAAAATATCCTGCACCTAACTCAATGGCAAAAGTTTGAGTATTGGAATAGGAAAAAGAAATCAATCGAGTGGCATTTGCGGAGTTCTTCACAGCACGAACATACTCAGTGCCTGGACGATTGACCGCAGGGCCGTGGGGGAGCGTAATAAAATTACGGCACAGGGCTAAGCCCTCTTGACGCTTAGCCAAATCAACCCTACCAAAGAGCTCGGGTGTAAGCTCTCCAGCAGAGAACGAGTGTTCAAGTAAGCGAATACTCATCCTCTGTTTGCCACCCACGGAGCGCCCTGTACGGGCTTAATGTTGCGCTGGTTTGCATCTGAGCTACGCGCTTGTGCCATCACATTATTAAATAAGATGGTTTGATCTTTTGCGGCAGCTCTTCCTGTATCACCTTTTAACAATGGGCCCGCTAACATACTAGCCAATAAATGCGAAAGCGCTAAAGTAAAAAGAGATGAAAATTTTGTAGTATCGGTAATTGCAACGGTGTAGCGCAGTATTGCGTTTTGCGTGTTCGTCAAGATAACAATGTTGCCGTTTATATCGGTTTCAGTTTCGTACGGTTGTGGCGTGTATTTCCCTACCGCGCCACCGCCAAGACCATAAGTGTTAGGCGCAGGGATACCTACGCTATAGTCATCGCCCGCTGCAGGATCTAATACCGCTAAGTAATTCACTAAATCGGCGGGTTCTGCATACGCATATTTCCAAACCCCATCGGCATTTTGAGTAGTGATTGTGGGGTTGGCTACTGAAGCTAGCGCAACGCGCCTTGTAGAAAATGCCCAAGCGTGTAGCTCCAAAAGGGCATCACGGGCCGCGGGATAGAAACGCGCACAGTGAGAGGATTGAGCACTGCCATCAGGCGGGCTAATATTCTGAACGATAGCTGCATCACCCAAATGGGCTAAGGCTAAATTACAAATATCAACATCAGCGCTCATTTTACAAACTCCTAGAAAAAACGGGGGCGCGAAGTCCCCCGTTACCTACAACAATGGGTACCGCGTTAAACCAGTGGGGCTTCCGGTTCAAGCGGAGGAAGATCCACTACGCCCTTTGCAGCAGCTTGTTGCCGCTCCAAGGACACTGCGTCAATTCCCTCTGCCGCTTGTTCGGCTTCCTTAGCTGGTTCATCAATCGCTTCCAGGTTGTCGCCAGGAGGGCCTTCATACTCGATGACTGCACCCTCTTCTACAATCCCGTTACCGATGAATGATTTGGTTTTTACGCGGTACTTAGCCATGTTTTAACTCCTATTAAAGAACTGCAAAGCCGGATGGCAAGAACTTCTGACCATCTTGGATTTCGATGCCGATGTCTGCAAAAATCGCACCAGCACTGCCGGCGCCAACGATTACGAAACGACCACTCAAATAGCGTTGGCCTTTGCTTCCGATACGTGGGTTAATCTCCGCGGCGAAACGTGCACCAGCTACTAATGAAGTCAAAGGAATGGCACCAGTAGATCCGAGTACTGTAACGTTCACAGATTGAGCAGCGTCATCAGAACCGATAACTTGAAACTCAACGCTCGTAGCTCCCGCAAACGCAGTCATTACCTCAACACGCATGTTTGGAATATCAGAGCCTTCGCCAATGTCACGAACTTGACCAGCGGGGATGCCGCCAGTGGACAAGTCGATCACATTGGCTGAGTTCACGCTAGTGTTCGTGCCGGTGACAGTTTGCGAGCTGATGGTGTTGCCAACGATCGAACCCGCTAAGGTTAAAAGTGCGTCTTGAATCATTATGTTTCTCCTAAAAAGTTAAGGGGTTTGATCTTGATTAAGAGATCGTGGCTTCGGTGTTGAGCAGCTGATCGCACCGACGCAATGGAACACCCTCAAAGTTGAGCCAGCTTGCGGCTGTACCAAACTGATTGAGGCCTTTCTCAACGGACAACGCATAGTTGCTCTTATTCAAAGCTTGTAAGCGCAGGATTGAGTACACAGTGCGGTTCATGTAGAACGCGGCACGGCCCATTCCGAAGTTCGGAATACGATCCAGTGCACGGCTCATCAATGCAATCAAGTCAGCAGCCGAAGTATTGGCTACCAAGTTGGCAGTATTGATGTTGGCGATACGAACCACATAACGCCAATCCTTCACAACCAGACCGTTATCCCATGAGTAATGGGTTTGATAGGCCTCATACGGATTGTTGTTAGCGTCGTACACGGTCAAGATGCCGTTATCTTCGTGAGCTAAGCCCGCTTTAGATCCTTTTGGGAAAGTACAAAACGCGGTATTTTCACCCCATACCACCAACCAAATGGAGGTGTTGTTAGTGGATGCGCCACCACCGTTGATAATGTTTTGAGCATTACCGGCACCAGAGATTGCGCTAAAACGTGGGGCAAAGCCCAGGTACTGACGCGGATCGTTAGTGGGGTTGCCGTAGAACATCGTCGAGGCTTGAGTTTGATTCATGGCTTCCAAGAACGCGCTATCTTCGCTTAAGCGAAACTGAGCAGTGTTACCGTTCAATTCGGCAAGCTTGCGGTCAACGCGGCAATACGCTTCGAGCATACCGACCGATTCATCGACTTGTGCAGTTGCGGATTTGCTGGATGGCACACCTTGGTTAATCGAGCGCCAGTAAACTTGTGGCAAGCCCGTGCGGATTGTGACGCGGTGGCCCGTAGGCAAATTGCCCTCGACGAACACGGCATCTTCTAAGATCTCGTTAGATTGCGAAAGCAATTCAGCAACGGTAGGTACTTTACCGTCTGGGTCTAAGCGCTTGGCCCAATCCGCGAGTGTTAAAGCATTGGTAGCTAGGGTAGTCATGGTTTAATTCCTTATGCAGTTTTTTGATTTGGATAGAGGGCGTTTGCTGCGTCACGCTCGCCTTTTGTGGGCTGCTTGCCGCCTGGTACAAAACGATCCTCGCTGATGGATTTACCGGCTTTTAAAAGCACGCGAATCACCTCAGGGTGATTTGCTAAGCCGGTGTCGTCTAACAGCTTGCGCAACTCCGGCGTGCCAAAAGCGGTTAACGCTTTTTTGGCTACCGCAAGGTTTTCGCCAAGCTTGTCACCACCTAATTCCTTGTCCGCACGTGTTTGGGCTTCTAGCCCATTCTTAAATGCGTTAAAGGCTTCCGCTTGCACGGCAGCAGTGCGCTCGGCCAATTTCGGGGCCAGCTTGTCGATCACCTTCTGCGCGGCTTCTTGTGACAAGCCCAACTCTTTGGCAACGGTAGAGTACTCAGCGATGACGGCATCATCTAACGATGTGCCCTCGGGTGCTTTGAACTCGTACTTTTCCGGTGCGCTTGTAGGCTGATTGCCTTTAGCGTCCGTGCCGCCTTCAGTGCTGGCCGCAGCTGGTGTTGCTGCGGGTTGTCCTTCGGTTGCCTGCTGCGAAGTGGTTGCAGGCGCGGCGGTAGTAGCATCACCCGCTGCGGCCGGAGCCGCTACTGGTGCTGCCGCTGGTGCCACGCTTGCAGCCGGTTGCGCATCCCCGCTACTTGGTGTGTTCGCGGTTGTCTGCGTATTTGATGTTGAATCACTCATCTTTACTTTCCTTGAGCATCAATGATTGAAGTTCGGGGCAATGCAATTGAAGTTTGGATAACAGCGCCAAGCCTTCATTACGACACCCCTCGTTAAAAGCCATTTGCAACGCGTTCGTATGAAAAGACAATCGCCATACGCCCGCTCTTTCTAAAATTCCATAAACCACACGGCGACCTCGTTTAACCCCCATCAACCACTTCATGTCTTCGAGTTCGGCATGCGCTTTTAGCTTTGCACGATCTTTCGCCTTTTCGGCAGCGTCTTCTTGCTGTCGTAAGTTGTCGAATGGGTCAGGTTGCATGTAAGGGAATCTACAAGCGATTAGTTAACGTATGGAAACTAGGAGCCGTACAGCGCACTAGCAATGCTGGTGCTGGTTTTCTCTTCTTGCACTGAGCCTAATTCCATCGCCGTGATTTGAAGCGATACATTCGCCTCTTTTTCACCTGCCTGATCGGAATACTCCGAAGTACTGCATACTTCGCACATTGCAGTCACTTGAATCTTGGAGCCGACTTTAGGTAGCACGGTTACGCCCAGCTTCTCCAACGCACCATCGTCTAAGCTAATGCGCAGACCATAGGGGTACATTGGCGCATCTTGGCCAACTTCGGGAGAGTTCTCTTGCGCTTCTTCTGCGCTTTGTTTCATGTCGATCATGGTCATATCTATATCCTTAGTAGCAAGCAAAAATGCCGGAAGAGGTTGTGCCAGTGGCGCGAATTCGTTTGGCGCGTATGTAGATCACTGCGCCAAACCAGCTTGAGTTCACAGGGATCGTGACGGTGGTACCGGCGGCGGTATCGAACGTGATATTTCCAGCGGCCGTAAAGAGCAAGCCGCGGCAAGG